CTTTCGGATATTCCTCCTTTGAAGGATTCCGAAAGTTGCGATATGGAAAAAACGTTCGATATGTATGATGCGATGATCCGGTTTTACTTCCGGGAAGATCCGGACACGCTCAACGACCTCGAATATGCCAGGAGGGCGAAAGAAATACTCTGGCTTAAAGAAGAAGGATTAATTAAAGCTTATAAACAGGAGAAATGACATTCGATTTTGCATCACGGTTTAAGACAGCTTTCGGATTTGTTGCCGGCAATGTGGCCAGCCGCTTAATGACGAACGGATTTGGCGATATCGTTAAAAAAGGCAATGACTACGGGCTTACCGTGTATAATGGCATGGATGTCAGCTTTGATGAAGTAACGCTCAAGCAGGGCGTCAATGGTCCGGCCTACCTGTTTGCATACCGCAGTATGGCCGAAGACTATAACAACGTGTTCGCCACACCGCCAATGCTTCGATTAAGTCGTGATAAGCGACTTGTAGTGTCGGTGATTGACAACAGCGACCTCGAAGTTGTTGAGCGCTATTCTACCGAGCCCTGGGAAATAACTTTCAGGGGATTGCTTATCGATATGGTGGATCATGAGTTCCCGCTCGACAAGCTGGAAACGATTAACGAAATATTTGAAGTCAACAGTATCTGGACGGTTTCAAGTGAAATCATCAATGCAATTGGTGTGGAGGCATTATACATAAAGGATATCAAAATTGAATTTGTGGAAGGCTTTGAGGACACCATTGCCTACACAATGACCACAAGAGCTATTAAACCACTCGAATATCAATTAATAAAAAAGTAATAATGAAAAACTTAACGAGACATTTAACGATTATTATCATGCTACTGTTTGTGAACATGGGTTCAAAGGTAACCCTTGGCAACGTGCTGCTTGAGCATGTCAGTTCATTTGAGGTGAATGAAAGTATCCTCGAGATGAGCAATACCGCAAAAATCACTATCCCTCGCAATTATTCGGAGCTTAACGGAAAATCGATACTGGAACAGTTTAAGGCCGGTGATCCGGTAACAATTGATGCCGGTTACGATGACGAGCTGGAAAGGGAGTTTACAGGCTACATACGTGAAATCGAAAGCGACTATCCGCTGATCATACATTGCGATGACGAGACTTACCCACTAAGGCAAACCGATTATGTGATGAGCTGGAAGTCTGTAACGCTAAAACAGGTATTGTCAGAAATCATACCAGGAACCATTCAAACAGAGGCGCCGGACGTAAACCTTGGTAAGTTTCAAATTAATCATGAGAGCGCCTTCCAGGTACTGCAGCGAATAAAGGATAAACACGGGTTGTATAGCCGGTTGCAGAATGGCGTATTAAAATTAGGGCTTCGCGACCTGGTGAGCACTACCGATGTCATCCAGGTGCACACGTACATCCTGAATCCGGAAAGGCAGGTGAGTAACCTGGTGAAGGAAAATAATCTGAAGTACAAGCGTAAGGAAGACTACAAGCTCCGGGTAACGGTTACGTCCATCACTCCGGACGGCAAACGAATGAGCTCGACGGTTGGTGACACAACCAATGAAGCTTCCATTATTAATGTGACTTATCCCGGAAGTTATACAGAGGCCGAGCTGAGGCAGTTTGCAACGAGCATTTACAACAAGCGAACGTACGATGGATATACCGGAACGATTACCGGATTTGGATTGCCACGAACGCACGCCGGTGACTCTTTGCGAATACAGGATGACCAGGAACCGGAGCGGGCAGGTAAATATTTAATTGAGAAGGTTGCTATCAATTACGACTCGAGTAATGGTTTCAGCCGACAAAACACACTTAGTTACAAATTAAAATAAAAGGCTGTAAGAGACGAACGCAGGTTTCAACGGCTGCAAGTACGAGTCTGGGTGTAAAAATGCAATGTGAGCGATTTTAAAGCAGGTTTAAAGCAGGTTGAGCGATGGGGCAATTAGAGCAAATGATAGAACAGGCGATTTTGAAGACCGGAAAAAAACTGCAGGTGAAGCAGGTTCTTACCGGTGTGGCCACAGATGTGGGTGAAAGCACCTGCACCGTTAAGTGCGATGATGCTCCTTCGCTTTATGATGTCCGGCTCAATGCTATCGAGGCAAGTCTCGACAGCTATTTCACAGTGTATCCTGTTGAAGGAAGCCAGGTGCTTGTAGCCATTATAGAAAACCTCGAGACTGAGGCGGTGCTGGTACGCTGCTCCGAGGTGGCAAAGGTTTCCATTAAGACCGGTGAGTATACAATGGTGGTGGATCAGAACGGAATCGTTTTTAACGATGGCCAAAAAGGACTGGTGAAGCTGGCCGAAATGGTGAGCTGGATGCAAAAGGTGAAAAGCGATTTGACTACGCTTAAAACACTTTTGCAGGCTTCACCGGTGGCCGGTAATGGCTCTCCGCTGGCTATAACTTTCAACCCATCGACGCCGCAGCCACAGGAATCGACATTTGAGGACGAAAAAATAAAACACTGATGAAAGGGATATTGCTAAACGAAGACCTGGAGTTGCGGATTGAGCCACAGATGAAGGATGGCCTCATCGTTTCCGGACTGGTGGTAGGTGATATCGGCTATCAGCGCGCCCGGTTGATTATGGAGGCTAACAAAGGAGAATTTAAAGAAGCTCCAACGCTTGGCTTTGGAATTGACAACTACCTGCGTTCAGTGACAGAGGAGCGGAAACAGGAGTTCAGAACGGAACTTACAAAAGAATTGAAATCTGACGGTCTGAAACCGAAGGTGACTATCGGCGACGATCTGACAAAAATCGATATTGATTTATGAAATCGAAAGGTTTTGAAATAGCGATAGGCATGATTGCCACAGTGATTACATGGGAAGCGTGGATGAATGTTATCATTTCCCTTACGCTTGCATTAATAGGTGGAGCTCTCGGATATCTGGGAAAGCACATTATGAAGAGTATTATTGAAAGAAAAAGGAGAAAGTAATGTATAAATTTGAAAAATACAACCCTGAAAAGCGTTCAGCTTTGCTTAATGAGATATTAAAATACTTTGATATCCGTGAGCTTGTGTCGCCAATGGTTTATAAAATCTACGGCAATAGAGCCTGGCGGTTTTTTGATACGGAAGCTTTAGAGGTTCTGCTTTGGATCCGTATAAAGCTCAACAAGGCGATAACAATTAATAACTGGCATTACGGAGGTTCGTTAAGCCAGCGTGGGCTCAGGACCAACTTGGGTAGCATTTTCAAGAAAATGTTTGAGCGTGGCCGCTTGTACCTTTCCGGGCACATCTTCGGTAAAGCTTTTGATTTTGATGTAGAAGGAATGACCGCTGAAGAGGTGAGAGACTGGATTTGGAAGAATCAAAAAACACTTCCTCATAAAGTCAGGCTTGAGTGGAAAAAAAATGGTAAACCAATAACCTGGGTGCACATGGATATGATGTCAGAACCTATCCTGCCTAAGGTGTATAAATTCAATGTGTAATGGAAAATTATAAAGATAAGTACGGAAAAACAAGAGTGGGAGTATTTTTACAGAACGTGGCTCCTGATCTGCTAAACGTGGCCGGTAATCTCACAGGCATTGGAGCGCTTGAATGGATAGGTGATGTGATTGACGGCAGCAATGAGCTGACAGAAAAACAAAAGATTGACGCCAGGCTGCTTCTTGAGCGTGACAAGATGGAGGCGGAGCAAATCACATTGCGTCATGAAAGCGATATGACCTCAGATTCATGGCTTTCAAAAAACATCCGGCCTCTTACGCTGGCTTTCCTCTTACTGCTTGCAGCCGGCCTTGCCGTGGCTGATTCCGCCTCAGCTTCCTTTGAGGTGGATGAGGCTTATGTTTCAATGCTTAAATCGATGTCGCTTACTGCAGTGGTGTTTTATTTCGGTGGCCGTGAGGTGCAGAAAGGAATTTTGAATGTGAACTTTAACAAGAAGAAAAATGGCTAAGGTAAAGGTTAGAGAGGGTCAGACGGTTATGGATGTGGCCATGAAGGAAGCCGGATCCGCAGCAGCAGCCTTTGATGTGGCGTTAAAAAACAACCTATCGGTTACTGATGAGCTGGCTGCTAACACTGAGCTTGAGGCTGTGAGTGCTGTAGAAAAACCAGTTAGAGATTATTATAAAAACAACAGCCTGGAGCCGGCTACTGGGGCATTTCCGGGCGATGAATACGAAACAGACCGGGTATTCGGCTTAGAGTTCCCGGCAGAATTTGCGTAAGATGGCACGAACACTAGATGAAATAAAACAATCGATACGAGCTGACTTTGTGAGCAACTTTGCCATGCAGGATGCTTACGGACTGGATCCGGAGAAAAGCTTTGATGAGCAATTTAGTCCGGCTTCCCTGGAGGCTATCTGGACTTACATTGTGGCTTCGGCTATCTACCTGATGGAGCTGCTGTTTGATGCGAAGGTTGAGGAGGTGGATAACCAGATTGCGGTTACCTATCCCTTTTCCACTGCCTGGTATTACGACCGGGCGCTCGAGTTCCAGCTTGGCGACAGCCTGGTGTTTGATGAATCAACTTATAAGTTTACTTACCCGGTTCCTGATGAGTCAAAGCAGATTGTGAAGCATGTGGCCATTCGGCAGCGACAAATCGAAGGGGTGACTAAGCTTCAGGTATATGCGGCAAAACAGGATAAAGCAGCGTTATCTTCAGATGAGCTCAATGCGTTCACAGATTACATCACTGAGTTGGGGGCTGCCGGTACGCATTTTCAGTACATATCACTGCCTCCAGACGAGCTTGAAATCAATATGGTGGTTACATACGATCCGCAGGTACTCGACAGTGAAGGGAATAGCCTCGCTAACGGAGGTAAGCCTGTTGAGGATGCTATTATTAACTACTTGGAT